CTGGAATTTTCATTTTATTCTTCGACAAAGTCGGTGGGTAGGTCACTGTGCGGATCATCACAAAAAGTCCTTGGAGGCCAATATGAACGCAGTTTCTGCATCAACGTCGGACTCACCAAAAAGTATAGTTCTTGTCAACTGTTCAACGTCCAGAACAGTCATATGATACCTGTGGTGAAAAAACTGGGTAGCTTCATCGTCAGAACATTTTCTTGCCAGCCTTAAAGAAGAAATGATGCTTTTGTAGCCACCATCCTCCCAGACCTTGGAAGCATTGTACCCGAGAGTACTCTGCTTAATGTCCTGCAATGAAACCCCGGTTTCCCGACATTTCAACAAAAATTGCGTGCATATACGCTCAACATGTCTAAACTCATATGCGTACGACAAGCTCTTGCCAGCAATGTACTCAACATCCGTTACTCCAGGGTTGTTATTGGCTCTAGCGTTAAACCGTGCTAAAGCCTTACCCAACTTAGGAACAAACACGGAGTTGTGTCCGCTTGGAAGAAAGTTGCGTGACAAAAATTCGCACTCGCTTACAAACTTGTGAATCTTCACCTTGGCGCACATACGTGCCTGTTTGCAAACGTGCTCATAAGCGCGCGCAGCTCTCTTAAATAGCCTACCTTCTATACGAGCAAGCATATCGTCCCCCAATATCAAAACCTCAGCAGCAAGCTTATGTCTGTTAGCGAATGTGTAAAATATTGTCATGTTCCACAGAGAATTACGAAACGTTGTGCTTGTTGACCCACTAGGTAACTGATTGGACAGGCGTGCTCGCGTGTTATGCCTTCGTGAAAAGGCTGTATACACGCGGGCCTGCCTGTGGCAATGAACGAGCCAGGCCGGAGCGCCTAGCTGAGTCATCCAAAGCCCTTCGATCTCAGTCACCGTGGAGCACTGTCTCATGTCATTCTCAGAGAAATCACATTCGATATAATTGCCCTTTACACCCATCCTTTCAGTCATAGTTTCCTCGTCACCTTTGTAAGCCAAGGTAAACTTAACTGGAAATTGTCGCGCACGGTTGCCTTCCACTACTTGTTTCATTCGTGAAAGGCACTCCGTGACAATGGGTCCCGACATAGCATTGTGTAAGTCCGAGGACTTATTCACAATTCTGCCCGCCCAGTCTGGCTTATGACGCTTCAAGAGAAGCTCCACCTTGGTGAAAACTTCTTTATTTGCGAATTCGCCTGGCGTGTAACGCGCAAACGAATCCAAGGCTTTCCGCATCCTAGCTTGCTTTTCTGGGGGGTACTTGGATACCCATGTCTCAAATAGCTCTGGTGTCCAATGTATCTCAGGTAGTTGTACAGGCATCAAAGAAGCGATTAACTTTGTCGCTCCCAAAACGAGATCTGGATGGGCTTGACCGTTATCAACATAGTTGCACCTCTTGTTGAAAGCGGCAAGAAAGTTGTCCCAGGTCCCGTCTGGCAGCACGGGCTCGAAAGAATCCAATAGTGGGCCTAAAACCTCACTCGTATTGGGCTTCCGAGATTCATCCCTTCCTGGATGTTCTGTATGTCCTACGCTCATAGACACATTGGGCGTAATGGTGTATTGGGGCTTGGTACTGATGCGTCTCGAAATGAACTTGTATGCAAATCGACTATCCCCCCCCGGCCTTGCGCGCCGGGGGGTTCCTCGCACCATGAGTGTGAGTGTGGGTGTGGTTGGGGGTGTGGTTGTGGTTGTGGTTGTGGTTGCTTGCAGTTAGT